GTCAGGTCGCAGAAGGTTGGGTGATTGCAACACAAGATGTTTGGGATCATCCTTTATCAGTTGCAAGAGCAATCAAAAAAGATTTTGCCAAGGTTGCAAGAAAGTATAATATTAAAAGAGTTCAAACTGCTGTAAGATCAGACTTTGATAAAGGTATAAGATTTGCAGAGTGGTTAGGATTAAAAAACGAGGGATTAATGAAACACTATGGTTTTGATGGTTCAGACCAATACAGATATGCGAGGATATTCTAATGAGTTGGCAAACAGCAGTAGTTGCAGCAATAGGTGTAGCACAATATCAACAACAAGGTGCGATTGGTAAATACAATCAAGCTGTTGCTAATCGTAATGCTAATGTTGCAGAGCAAGAAGCTGCATTAATAGAAAAACAAACTGAATTTGATATAGCAAGATTTGATAAAGATTTTAGAAGAGTAGAAGGTGAAACAAAAGTTGCTCTTGCAAAATCTGGTGTTGTTCAAGGAAGTGGAACTGCATATAAAATAGCTGCATCTAATGCTAGAGAAGCAGAATTACAAAGAAACATTATGAGATATAATTCAAAAGTTGCACAATCAAGAAAAATAGAATCTGCTAACTTTACAAGAATACAAGGTAACATTGCAAGACAACAAGCAAAACTTGCACAGATAGGAACTGTAGCCAGAACTACTACAAGTATATTAGGTATGAGTAATTTTGGTTCACCTAGTTCACCTCAAGGACAGTTTGGTTCTACAGCTAACAATTTAACATTTAGTAATTATTCATAATGCCAAAGATACCTACATTTACAACACAAGCTAGACCAACTGCGGAATCTCCATCTATCCAATCAACAACACAAATACCTTTATCACAAACTATAGGTAACGCTTTAGCACCAGTTACAAAAGCAGTAGAACAACACGCAGTTAATGAAAAAAATTTAGAAAATAAATCAGAAGCATTATCATTAGAAAACAAAGCATTATTAGAACTTACAGATGTTTTTGATAAAGCTAGTAAATTAGATAATAAAGATAAAGCATTTAATATTGTTCAAAGTGAATCAAAAATTATTCAAGAAAAATATTCTAATTTAGCATCTAATAATGCAGTTAAAAATACTTTTGATAATAATTTTTTATCAGAAATACAAAAAGGAATATTTAAAGTTAATAATAGAGTTTCAACAAATATAATTCAAACATTAGATAATGAAGTAAATGTAAAAAAAAATAGATTATTAACAGCAGCTTATGTGGATAAAGACCCATTAGCTGTTAAAACAATCCAAACAGATTTAGAATTATTATATGAACAAACTTATAAAGGTAGAATTGATGTAGACGATTATAATAAATTAATTCAAGGTATTCCAGGTGAGATGCAAGTTTACGAAGCAAGTAAATTAATTAGCACATTACCAAGAAAAGCATATACAGATTTAATGAATAAAGATAAATTTAAAGATATGCCTTTACAATCAAGGATTCAACTTATTAAAGAAGTAAAAGGAGTTTTAATTCCTGAAATAAAAGATCAATATAAAAATTTTGTTGCTGCTGCTTCATTTGGTAAAGACGTACCTTTTGATGTAAATTTTGCAAAAGAAATTTTACCACCAAGAACATTTAATACAATGATGAAAGAATATAATAATGTAAAAGATACTGTTGCTGATGTAAAAATCATAAACACAATATCTAACAAAGATTTATCAGAAACTGTAGATGGTATGATTTCAAAAAGAGAACAAAGTAAAACATTTATTGAGTATCAAAAAGAAAAAAAAATACTTACAGATGCAGTAAATGCTAGAAATGAAGCAATGGCTAGTGATCCTATATTTTTTTTAAACGCTACTAATGATGATATAAAAATTTTAAATGAAGAATTACAAAATGAAAATAATCCAGATTTAAGATTACAAAAGAAAAAAGCATTAACAGAGGTATATGTTCAAACACAAATAGATATGGGTCAACCACCTTATCAAATAAAAGTTATGTCAAACTCTGAAGCAACTGGCTTTGTTGAGCAATATAAAAATGGTGATCAAAATATGCGTATAGCAATGTTGCAAAATTTAGACGCAGAGTTTGGTGATTATAATTCAAATGCAATGTTACAACTAACAAACGCAGGTTTACCTGTTACTGCTGAACTTTCTTCTTTCTTTAATAATCCTAAACTTACAGAAAGATTTTTAAGTTTTGATTCTGAAGATGAGCAAAAAAGATTAAAACAATATGCAAAAGATAATAACATTACTTTTAATGATGTAAGAAGAAGTATTAGAGATAATTTAAGTGAATTTGAAGATGTTGTAATGAGAGGTAGTAGATTTAATACAAGTATTGCTTTAGATAAAATGGATAACATTGTAGATGTATTAAGTTATTATGCTTTAAATGAAATGGTAGCAGGAGTATCTCAAGGTGCAGCAGAAAAAAATGCTTATAATTTAATTAATAACGCTTTTGATATACAAGATACTTTTTTTGTACCATTAGTTTATAATGGTGAATCCATTGCATCAAGTGCAGATTTTATTACTGAAAAAGCAAATCTTATAAAAGATTTTTATGTAGAAGATTTTGGTGCTGTAGCTTTTGAATCCATAGATGAAGATGTAACAGATATAGAACTTAATGAAGCTATGCTTGATCAACTTAAAAATTTTGGTGAATGGCGAAATACAGCAGATGGTACAGGTTTAATTTATGGAATCGTATTTAATGATGGTTCTTTTGGTCCTGTAAAAAATCAACAAGGAGAATATTTATCTTTTACTTTTGATGACACATCTTTAACAATTCCAGGAACAGATAAAGATATGGATTTAGATATAAGAACTAAATCTCAAGAACTTCAACCAAGAAGAGGTTTTCCTGCTGTTTCTGAAACAATACAAAAACGAGAAGATAATAAACAAGTTAAACTAACAAGAACAAGATAATGGCACAATTAGGATTTGGATTAAACATAAATGAAACCGCAGCAAAATTTGGTTATGATCAATATTCTACAAGACTAGGAGAAACTTTAAGTGCAATAGCTGCTGATAACTGGAACTTTAATCCTTTATCATCTATTGGAACATATTATGATATGCAATCTGCAAGATCACAAGCTCTTGAAAATAATCAAGTTCGTGTATCAAGAGATGAACTAAATAAAGAATATTCTGATTTAGGACTATTTTTTAAAGAGGATGAGTTTCAATCTGTTGTAGATATAATGGTTGAAGAAAAAAAAGATGAAAGAGCTAGGCAAAGCGTTATTGAAAGAGGACCAAAAGGTTTTGGTGTAGGTGCATTAAAGTTTGCTACAGGATTAGGAGTATCTCTTTTTGATCCTATAAATATTGCTGCATCTTTTATACCTGTCTTTGGTCAAGCAAGATTTGCAGGACTTGTTGCACGACAAGGTTTTACTAGAGCAAGATTAGCAAGAGGTGTTACAGAAGGTGCTGTTGGTGCTACTGTTGTAGAACCTATAGTTTATGGAGTAGCAAAAGAAGTACAAGCTGATTATGGTTTAGCAGATAGTTTATTAAATATTACATTTGGAACTATACTTGGTGGTGGACTTCATGTAGGTGCTGGTAAATTAAAAGATTTACGAACTGCTAGTAAATTTAAACAAAGAATGAAAGAAGCTGGTACACCTGAACAAGAATTAAATTTATACAAAGAATATTATCCTGAAAATGGAAGAATAATGAGAGATTTAGAAAAAACAAATCCTCAAACAAGAAAAACATTATTAGAAAAATCTTTAAATGATTTGTTATTAGAAAAACCTGTAGATGTATCACCTGTTGCTAGTGCTGATCCTATTTTAAAAAATTCAGTAGATTCTGCTTCTACATCACAGGTAAGAGCTAAACTTGATTCTACAGCAGATCAAATAGAACTTAATAATGTAGAACAAAATGTTGTTAATAAAAATAGTTCAGATGTTGATGTTGAAATAAATAATTTACAAGTAAGATTAGATGCTATTAAAGAAAATCAAAAAGCAAGACAAATAGAAATAGATGATGATGTTGAAGTAAAATCAAGTAAAGATGAATTAGACCAAGTAAATGAAAGAGCAGACGAATTAGATGAAATTATTAAAGATGGCGTGAACTGCGTAAATGGAAGATAATTATGACAAAAAAATGTTTAGCAAGAGTTGAAGCGTTACTTTCTAAGTCATCAATAAGGTCAGTTAGAAAAGATGAAATTATTAATCAAATTAAAATTGCACAAGCTGAACAAAAAATTTCATCTATTGATGAAATAAATGTAGATAAAATTTCTCAAGAAGTTTCTGAACAAATAAAATTACAAAAAAAAATTAATAAAAGAAATGCTATAGAAAACGAAATTAAAGGTAGAAAATATGTTGAATATATATTTGATAATTTTAATGATGATCCAGCAGAAGGTTTGGTCTCTATTTTAGTTGGAACAAATAGAAGAGTTGCAGGTGCAAGAGCTTCTGTTGCTACACAACAACAAGCAAGTGTTAATCAACTTATTGCTGGATTTATGCAAAAAATAAAAAATCAAAAATCTTTTCGTTTATTTGATAAAGCAGATAAAGAAACACAAAGAAGAGTTGTAAGAACAATGTATGAGTTAAATCAAAAGAAAACAGGTATGGAAGATCAACTTGGTATGAGACCTCCTGTTACAGAAACAAATCCAGATATAATAAGATTAGCAGAAACTATGGAATCTTATTCTGAAATGATTAGAATAAAATTAAACGACAGAGGTGCTAATATTGGAAAACTATGGGGTTATATAGTTAGACAATCACACGATCCTTACCTTGTTAGAGATGCTGCAAAAGTATTAGGTAAAAATTTAGAAGATATGGATGATGGTATAGATCCTAATATAAAAACTAAAAAAGATATTAATTATAATAGAAACTACAAAGCATGGAGAGATTTTGTAATGGAAAAATTAGATCAAGAAAGAACTTTTGCAGGTGTGGAAGATCAAGAAGAATTTATGCAATTTGTTTACAATTCACTTGTAAGAAACCAATATTTAAAATCTGATGGTGCAGATTTTACTTATGGAAGCAGATCAACTGCTAGAGGCACAGATGTAGCAAAAGCGGCAGGTTTATCTGCAAAAAGAGTTTTACATTTTAAAACTGCTGATGATTGGTTTGATTACAATGATGTATTTGGTGTAGGTAATTTAAAAGAATCTTTTTTTTCTGGTCTACAAACTGCTGGAAGAAATATAGGTATTATGGACACTTTAGGTACAAAACCCCAACAAAATTTTAATAAAATAAGAACAGCAGTTGGAAATAGATTAAATAAATTAGGCAGAAAATCTGATTTAACACCAGATATGTTTAATAAATATTTAAGAGTTGTAGATGGTTCTATTTATACAGTAGAAAATTTTGGTGTTGCTAAATATTCTGCAATAACAAGAGCTATAGCAGCTATAGCAAAATTAGGAGGTGCTGTAATATCTGCTGCTGCTGACATAGGTTTATATGGTTCAGAAATGAGGCATCAAGGGAGAACATACCTAAGTGGTATGGGAGAGGCTTTGGGAAGTTTAGGTAAAATTAAAAACACACAACAAAAAAAAGATATTGCTGAAGGTTTAGGTTTTATAGCAGATAATACTATTTATGATGTTGCTGGAAGATACCAAGTAGGAGACAATTTAAGTAAAGGTTTTACAAAAACTCAAAGATTTTTTTTTAAAGTAAATTTATTATCTTGGTGGACTAATACACTTAAAGAAGGTGCTATGTTGGGTATGGCAAATTATATTGCCAAACAAAAAAATTTAAAATTTAATAACCTTAACAAACAATTACAAAGTTTATTTGATGTTTACAATATTGATTCTAATAAATGGAATATTATTAGAAAAACAGCAATGGAAAAGGCAGATGATGGAAAGGAATTTATTAACATAGGTTTATTAGATCAAATATCAGATGCTGATGTAAAAAAAATAACAGGTTTAGACAATCTAAGTAAAAGAGAATTATTAATTGAAAAAGATAAATTTAAAGCATCTGTTTCTGGTATGCTTTTAGATAGATCAATTTATGCAGTTATTGAACCTGATGCTAGAGTCAGAGGTTTTTTGACTCAAGGTTATTTAGCTGGAACTGGCATGGGTGAGGCAATTAGATTTTTTGGTCAATTTAAAGCATTTCCATTATCTATTGTAATGAAAGTTTTAGGTAGAGAAGTTGATTATTTTAAAGGACCAAATAAAGATATATCAAGAGGTATTGTTGGATTAAGTGCTATTATAGTTACTTCTGGATTATTAGGTTATTTATCAATGACAATAAAAGATTTATTAAAAGGTAGATCACCAAGAGACCCAACAAAATTAAAATCTGTTATGGCAGCTTTTTTACAAGGGGGTGGTCTTGGTATATATGGAGATGTTTTATTTAATGAAACAAGATCAGGCGGTGATATTATTGGTAGTATTGCAGGACCAGTTCCTTTAACTGCATTTGATCTTGTTCAAGCAATAAAATATGGTATAAGAGGTGAAGGTGGTAAAGCAGGAAGAACTGCATATAGAGCTGTAAGTTCAAGTATACCTTTTTTAAACTTGTTTTACTTAAAAACAGCTTTTGATTATTTAATAGGTTATCAAATTATGGAAACATTATCTCCTGGTACTTTAAGACGACTAGAAAGAAGAATGAAGAGAGATTACAACCAAGATTTTTTATTGACTAAACCATCATCAACATTTAAAGGTTTCTAATATGACAATATCTTCAACTACAGTAAAAAATTCATATTCAGGTAATGCAAGTACAACAGTATTTGCTTACACATTTAAGATATTTGCGAACACAGATTTACAAGTAATAATTAGATCGTCTACAGGAACTGAAACTGTCAAAACTTTGACAACTCATTATACAGTATCTGGCGT